AAATGCTGTTTCCACCAATGCAGCTGGAGCATCAGTATAGGCCAGTTCATACATATGCTTTCCCGCTCCATAGAAGTTATATCCTTCATGAACACCTCTGTCTGCAGTCGGAGTCACAGGTGATAATTCTGCATAAACAGCTTTTGCCAGCTTCTCTCCGTTCCCGCCAAACCTGTGGCAGTAAACTTCACAGCCTCTTGCCTTGCTGCCGCCTGCATTACTATGAATTGCAAAATGAATGTCTGGCTTTTTTAAGTTACTGTCTGCCACAACCTGTGCCAGTGTCCATTCCGGCTTGTTCCTATAAACCTTCAACCCATGCCTTTCAAGCACCTGCTGCGTAGCATCAGCAACCTGGTTCATTCTTTGCTCCTCAGTTCCATAAGTACCTGCTCCGACATTATCCTCCTGTGTTGAGGGACTTAAATATATTGTTTTACCCATAGTTAAAAGACCTCACTTTCCAAGAATTTTTATTGCTCCTACAATTGCACCAAGTATAGTAATACAAAGACCTATAAGCTTGATGAGTTCAATCATGATTGGCTGCCATACCTTTGAGGACTCACTGCCATTCCCATTGTTTGGCGGAGGTGGCCTGTAATCCTTGAGAGAAGTTTTGATTTCCTGAATATCCTCTCTGATATCCCTTACATACACACGCATCTCTGCCTGCCCTGTCTCAAGATTCCGGATGCGCTCATCCTGAATACACCTATGCTGCTGTTCCACTGCCATCACCTCCGTTTCAATCTCAATCCAATAATAAAACCATTATTAAATCCGTTATTGTAAGCACCAATCGTGTCACCCCCACTCGCTCCAACCTGTGGCATCATGGGGATAAACTGGCTTCCAAAAGTCCAATCCTCTGATATACCCTCAACATACTGCTTCTGCCAATCCCTGTAGGAGAAATTATTCTCATCCCATTGGATTGCAGTGCTGCTTATCAATGCCCACGATGGTATTTCAACAAGCCCTTCTTCAAGGGCATTTTTGCTCTGCGTTACATCATAAGCCATGGCAATCCACCCCTTATTCTTTTAATAAGACACGCTGGCCGACATT